TATCCATGGTGAGGCGGGGCTCCTGAAAATCTGCTTTTTTGGCTTCGACACCATAAAATTACAGCTTTTCAGAACGTTACGCCACCCTCACCAACACCTCATGCATAATTCGGGCTAATACAGCTCCCATGACTTCGGGGTTGAAGTCTACCCCATGCCCAAGCGACGCGAAACCATCCCCACTGCGCTGCACGCGCGGCTCTCGGCGCTGCATGCCACCGCCCTGCGCGGTGAGGTACTGCCAGAGCGCGTACCGGACGCTGGCCTGCCGATCCTGCGCGACGGCGAGCCGGGCAAGCCCGAAGGTACGCTTTCGCCGAACACCTGCCACTACCGGCCCCTCGCCGGGATAGAGGCGGTTGTCCGGGGCCCCGCCCGAGACGCCGCTTTCGACACTTTCACCTCAAGCGTCGGCGCGGCTCGCTCGGAACCGGAGTGACTGGTGCTGGATCATTCACAGCCGCGACCTTCATCCACCTACGCACCGGAGCCTTCCAATGCCCACGACCCGCGAGACGATCCTTGCTACGCTGACGGCGCAGCTGGCCGCGCAGGCGGGGGCGGAGGTCAGGCGCAACGCGACGCTTCCCGAGCGGGTGCCGGCCGAGGGACTGGTGATCCTGCGCGATGGCAACCCGGGCGAGCCGGATGTGACGCTGAGCCCGTGGCGGGCATTTTACCGGCACCGCGTGGAGATCGAGGCGTTCATGCCACCGGGCGCGGCTGAAGTGGCGCTTGATGCGCTCATTGCCCGCATCGGGGCCGCGCTGGCGCATGATGACAGCCTTGGCGGGCGGGTCGAGCTGATGACGGCGGCGGCGCCCGAGCTGCAGCCCGTCCCGGTGGAGGGCGGCGCACCGTTTCTGGCCGCGGCACTGGCGGTGACGCTGGAATACCAGGTCAGCGATCCGCTGAGCGGGTGAGCGCGCCCGACGGGCTCGTATCTCGAGACATCACATTGCACATCACAGGGAGGACCAGCATGGGCAAGCAACGCGCCTATGGCGCCGATGCCACACTCAGGGCCGTGCGCGAGACGCAGTATGGCGGGGCCACCACAGGCACGGTGCGGGCGCTCGACTTCAAGACCGCGGATCTGTCGGCGAGCATCCCGCTTGGCGACGACCCGCTTCTGGGGCGCGGGCGCAATGCGCAGGACCCGTATCGCGGGCTGGTCACCGATGAGGGCCAGCTGGAGATCCCGTTCGATCTGCAGGGCACCGGCTGGTGGATGACGGCGCTGTTCGGCGATCCCGAGACCACGCCGCAGGCCGCGACAGGACGGATCACCTTCGCGGACAATCCCGCGCCAGGCGACACGCTCACGCTGAACGGGGTGAGCTGGACCTTTGTTGCCGGGGTTGCGGCCGGCGACGAGACTGAGATCGGCGCGAGCCTCGCCGATACGCTCGTCTCACTGGCCGCGGACCTCAACGCCGCCAGCGATCCCGCCATCTCCGTCGCCTCTTACTCGGTGGAAAACGACACGGCGCTGGTGATCACACATGACACCACTGGCCCGGACGGTAACGCCTTTACGGTGGACGCCTCAGTTGCACAGCGCTCTGCCCCCACCCTCACCGGCGGCGGATACCGCCATGTCTGGCGCAGCGGGGCCGACAGCATCCCGTCTTTCCTGATCGAGATCGGGCACCCGAAGCTGACCACCCCGATCTTCTTTCGCCATGCGGGGGCGGTGCTGGAGGAGCTGTCGTTTCAGATGGGCCAGGAAGGGCCGGCCAACGCCACCGTCTCGGTCGTGGCGCAGGGCGAAGAGACCGCGAGTGCGACGCTGGACGCAAACCCTGCCGCCTTTGCGCTGCGCCGCTTCAGCCAGGGGCGCGGGCGCATTGTGCGGGCCGGCGCGCCGCTGGCGGGCGTCACGGCCGGATCGCTGACCTTCTCCAACGGCATCGAGCGGGTGCGGTCCATTCGCGAGGATGGCAGGATCGATGGCGCGGATCCCACCCTCGCCACCTGCGAGGGCTCTCTGACCGTGCGCTTCGACGGCGAGACGCTGATGCCCGAGGCCGCCAGCGGCGATCCGGTGGCGCTGGCCTACGGCTTCGCGATGGCCGAAGGCTACGCGCTCAGCTTCACCCTGCCGCGGGTCTACCTGCCCAAGCCGAAGTATTCGATCACCGGCCCGGCCGGGGTCGAGGCGAGTTTCGACTGGCGCGCCGCCGCAGATGCGACCGGCGTGATGCTGGAGGTCGCGCTTCTCAACGATGTGCCAACCCATGGAGACCCCTGATGATCCGTCTCGACCTCAACGCGTCCCCCGACTGGCTCGATCTCGGCCACGGCGTGCAGCTGCGCGTGGCACCCATCACCACCTCGCTGATGAACCGGGCCCGCGAGGAGCCGATCCTCGCGGATCTGCCGGAAGAGGCCAGCGCCAACCGGCGCGGCATCGCGCTGGCCAAGGCGCTGGCGCGGGTCGCCGTCGATGACTGGACCGGCGTGCACGATGCCGACGACGCGCCGGCCGCGCTTTCGCCGGAAGGGCTCGACGCGCTTCTGGAGATCGTGCCGATCTTCGAGGCGTTCCAGCTGCGCTACGTGGCCCCGGGCCTGCATCTGGAGCAGGAAAAAAACGCCTCAGCGCCCTCGCCGAGTGGCACTTCGGCGGGGGCGCGCAATACTGCAACAACTGCCCGCACATCTGCCCGCAAGTCTGTGAAGCCTGCCCGGCGCGGCAAAACGCGCCGCTGACGCGCGAGGGCGCGCTGGCCTGGGATCTGGCGCGTGAGGCCATGGGCCAGCTGCGTGTTTCGGACGGCGCGGTGCTCGGCTGGGACATGGGCGCGGTGCTGGCCATGGCCACGGCCGGCGGGCTCGACCCGAGGGCCGCGGTGGAGCTTCTGCCGGTGATCGAGGCGGCGATGGTGCGCGCGATCAACGCGCAGATCCGGGCGCAGCGCCCGCAGTAAAACGACACGCCATAAAAGCAGAGAAACAGGGATCGGAGTCCCAATGACCAGCGCGTCCAAACAGGTGACGGTGCGGCTGGCCGCCGAGGGCGGCCGGCAGGTGCGCGCGGAACTCAAGGGGATCGGCACGGACGGCGCCACCGCCTTCCAGCGTCTGGGCTCGGAGATGGACGCGGCCAATGCGCGTGCCGACCGGTTCTTTCGCCGGCTGCGCATTGCGGCCGCGGCGGGGGCTGCGGCTGTGGGCACAGCGGCCACGGCGATGATCCGCAGCGGGCTGCAGGTCGTGGACAGCCAGGCCAAGCTGGCGCAGTCGCTGGGCACGACGGTGGCCTCGATCCAGACGCTGGAGCGCGCGGGCGAACTGGCGGGCGTGTCGATGTCGGGCATCGAACAGGCGACCAAGGATCTCACGCGCCGTCTCAGCCAGGCCGCGGCCGGGACCGGCCCCGCCGCCGACGCGCTTGACCGGCTGGGGCTCTCGGCCACCGATCTGATCGCGCTGCCGCTCGATGAGCGTGTCGGGGCCATCAACGCGGCCATCGAGGAGTTCGTGCCGGCGGCCGAGCGTGCGGCCGTGGCGGGCCAGCTCTTCGGCGAGGAAGGCTCCATCGCCATGGGCCGGATCGACAGCACAACGCTGCGCCAGGCGACGAAGGACGTGCGCGCCTTCGGCGTCGTGGTCTCCGCGCAGGATGCCGCACAGATTGAACGGACCAACGATGCGATCTCGCGGCTGGGGCTGATCTGGCGCGGGCTGGCCAACCAGCTCGCGGTCGCCGCGGCCCCGGCGCTGGAGGCCGTGGCAGACGCGATGGCCGCGCTCGCGGAGCGCAGCGGCCCGGTGGGCCGCGCCATCGAGATGGTGCTGGGCAATCTCGACCGGCTGGCGGCGACGCTTGCGGCGGTTGCAGGGCTGGTGGCCGGGCGTTTTGTGGCCGGGCTTGCAGTTGCAGCTGTCAGCGTGCGCGGTCTGGCCACCGCGCTGGCGCTGCTGCGCGGGGCGCTCATACGGCTGCCGTTTGTGGCGCTGGTGATCGGTGCGCAGGAACTGATCCTGCGCTTCGGCCGGCTGGTCGCGGCGGCAGGAAGTTTCTCCGA